CCAAGCACGGATGTTGATATTTTAGTGGGTTGATGGTAATTGCCTGAAAAAATGAGGGCATGGCATTACTTGATATTTTTAAAATTCGCACAATTGAAAATCAGTCATCCCCTGATGTAGCAGCAGCAAACCTGGCACCACTGCCAAATTTAAATTCACTTTACACTTTTGTTGATACACCAATCAGCGCAACTTATTCTGAATTTATTAGCATCCCATCAGCGACCAGGGCAAAAAATATTATTTCACAATCAATCGCTTCAATCCCGCTGGTGTTGCGTGATCGCACAACTGGAATGCGCTTGGATGCTCCCAGGGTAATTGATACACCTGACCCAAGATTGCCAGGCCAAGCCACCTACGGGTGGACTGCAAGCGATATTTTGCTATATGGGTTCGCTTATTGGCAAATAAAATTGCTATACCAGGACACATTCAGAGTGCGTGAAATTGAACGCATTTCACCCGATCGGGTTGGCATTGAAACAAATGCAAATTCAACCATGATCACTGGTTACACAATTGATGGCACCCGTGTGCCTGATAGTGGTGTTGGCAGTTTAGTTGTGTTTTACAATCCAGGTGATGTTGGTGTTTTAAATCGGGCAGGGCGCACAATTAGAACAGGTGCAGAATTGGAACGGGCAGCAATGAATTATGCCAGGGAGCCGATTCCATCAATGGTTTTAAAATCAAATGGATCAGCATTGCCATCAGATCGGATTGCAAAATTGTTGGAGCAATGGGGCATTGCCAGGCGCAGCCGCACAACTGCATTTTTAAATTCTGACATCAATTTGGAAAAAGTTGGTTTTTCACCTGATGAATTGGGATTAAATACTGCCAGGGAACACATTGCAACTGAGATCAGCCGTGCATGCGGCATCCCTGCATACTTTACCGATTCACCAAGCGGTTCATCAATGACATATTCAAACGCAGTCACCGCACGACAAACATTGTTGGATTTTAGTTTGATTCCAATTTGTGATGCAATTTCACAAAGACTTTCAATGCCTGATTTTACACCATCAAGCCAAGTCATCAGACATGATTTTGATGTGTATTTGCGTGGTTCAGCGTTTGAGCGTGCGCAGATTTATGAAATATTAAACCGAATTGGCGTGATGACCGCTGATGAAATAGCACGGAAAGAGGACATGGCACTATGAAAATCAATACACCAATGCAGATCACCGCAGCCGATTCAGAATCTAGGACAATTACTGGCCGAATTGTTGCATTTGGAGAAACTGCCAATGCATCAACTGGGAAAGTTGTTTTTGCCAAAGGCAGCATCACTCCAAAGGATGTTTTCTTAAATCTTGAACATGATCGAACCCGCAGAATTGGAAAAACTTTGAGCATGAGTTTAAATGAATCAGGAAAATCAATTGATGCGACATTTAAAATCGCAAAAACAACCGCTGGCACTGATGCATTAGAGGAAGCGATTTCAGGACTGAGGGATGGATTTTCAATTGAATTGGCCGTGAATGATTATGAAATGCAAAAGGATGGCACCATGAAGGTGACATCAGGAGAATTGACAGGTGTTGCATTAGTGACTGAACCAGCGGTGAAATCTGCCAGGGTTAGTGATGTTGCAGCAACTGAGGATGAAAATTCTGATGCGGAAAAATCCGAAACAGATCAAACCAAAACCGAAGGAGAAAAAACAGTGTCAGACAATACGCCTGAACAAATAACACCAACTGAACCAGTTGAGGTTGCACAATCAGTTCAAGCCACATCAGCACCAGTGGCTTACACAACACCAAGGTCACCAATTATTAACAAAGTGACTTATTTGGAACATTTTTTGAAAGCAAATGTTTTGGGTGATGAGGATTCACGCATTTATGTGCGTGCAGCCGATAACACCACATCAACTGCACCTGGAATGGTGCCAACACCACAATCAACTCAAATCATCAATGCATTAGCCAATGGTGATCGTGGAATGATTGATGCGTTAAGCCGTGAGGCCTTAATTGGTGAGGGAATGACATTTGAATTGCCAAAAGTCACCGCAGTTCCAACCGTTGCAAATGTTGCAGAAAATGCAGCCGTGACTGAATCATCATTATCAGCCACATTTTTGAGCGTGCCCGTTCAGTCCTTCAAGGGTCGTGCGATTACAACCGTTGAACTCATTGATCGCAGTCGGCCTGAGTATGTAGCCGCTTTATTGGCTAACCTTGAATTTGCTTATGCAAAAGTAACTGATGAATTTGCAGTTGGCACAATTCAAGCCGCTGGACAACAGACTGGTGTGAATGCCAACAGTGCAACAGGATTTTTGGCATATACATCACAAGCCGCAGCCGCAGTTTATGGTTCATCATTAGGATTTGCGCAAAACTTGGTTGTTTCTCCAGGACAATGGGCAAATATTATGGGCTATAACGACAATGGAACGCCACTATACAATGCAGCAAATCCATCCAATCAGGCTGGACTTGCAACTGCTGGATCATTGCGTGGCCGTGTATCTCCAGGACTTGATCTATATGTAAGCCGATCAATTGGCAATGCAGGCGGTTCAACATCCACTGGAGATTTTTCAATGGTAACAATCAATCCACAGGCTTGGACATGGTATGAATCCCCACGCTTTACATTGCGCACCGCAATTCAAAGTGATGGCACCGTTGATTTGCTTTATTACGGTTATGCAGCAATTGCACCAAAAATTCCATTTGGCGCATGCTGGAATCAGACCTGATCAATAAATAAATCATGGGTTGTGGTCGCTCCCGAACATAACCCAGCCGAATGAAAGGATTCGCTAATGCCCATCATTGATGCAGATGATTTGCGTGCCGTGTTGGGCGTTAGTGTTTCCATGTATTCTGATGCATATTTGGATCAAATAATTGCATCCAGTGAGCAAATATGTTTGCCATTGCTGACTGCATATCAATCAGCGGTTGATTCATACAAAATTGTTGATGATGTTGTTTATTTTTACACAATCCGTTCAAATCTTTTTGTCCAGGGTCAATCAGTCATTGTGACTGGTTGTGGTGATGCTGATGGAACATATACAGTGGATGCCCGAACATCCAACACATACATGTTCAGTGCGGCCTTAGTAGCAGCCGACACACTTAGCACCATTCCAGTCATCCCCGCTGGGATTGCCGTGCTTGATGGGTCGAGTGCGGCCAATCTTTATGCAAATACTGATGCAATCAAAAACGCATTGCTGGGATTATCCACCGATATATTCCAGGCAATAATTGCACCAGGATCACAAATTGAAGGCGTGGATTTTGCACAGACAATTTATCGGACAGGCCGCAGCATGATCAATCGCCAATTTGGTTTATTGGCTCCATACATTGACACTGAAACAATTTGCCAATGAGCGTTTCAATCGCTGAGGTTCGGGGAGATTTGGCAACTGCATTAAACACAATTGGTGCAACGGTTTATTCATTTGTGCCTGAAGCAATTATCCCACCCGCTTGCGTTATTGTGCCTGATTCACCTTATTTGGAATCAACATTGATCAGCAAATCAAGTGTAAGTGTGAGAATAAATTTCACCATTTCCGCTGCGGTGGCTTACAATTCAAACCCTGGAGCATTAGATAATTTGGAAAAATTAGTAATTGAAATCATTGGCATCATGCCTGATGGTTATGTGGTCGGAGATGTGCAACGGCCAACCATCACCAACATTGGCACATCATCACTTTTAATTGCTGACCTGGCCGTCAGCACTTATTACAACCAAGACATATAAAAGGAGAAAAAAATGCCAACAACAATCATCACGGGGCGTGACATAACCTTCACCATTGCTGGTGATACTTATGATGCGCAAGCCACATCCGCAGTTTTGACAATTGCATCAACAATTAACACTTATCAAACACTTGATGGAAAAGCATATTTCACAACCGATTCGCAAGGCTCATTTGCCGTAGAGATGTTGGCCGATTGGCCAGCAGGCGGATCATTGTGCAACGCCCTATGGACTGCCGCAGATTCTGCACCGAATACACCATTGGCGGTCGTATTTACCGCAGCAACTGGATCAGTTTTTAATTTTGATGTGCAACCAATTTTCCCATCAGCAGGCGGCACCGCACCTGATGCACAAACGGTTTCATTAGCATTCACTTGCGTAACAACACCAACACTATAAAACAGAATCGGGAGCAGCAGAATGAAACTACCAATCACAATTGAATATGGAAATGGGGAATCAATCACCTATATTGCCCAGCCACCTGAGTGGGCAAAATGGGAAAAGGAAACTGGAAACATAATCAGTCAAGCCAAGGATAAAATGGGCATTTCTGATTTGATGTTTTTGGCTTATCACGCAATGAAACGCACCACCATTGGAAAACCAGTCAAACCATTTGAAGCCTGGTGTGAAAGTGTTGCGGATGTGATTGTTGGTGTTGATGACCCAAAAGTTTCAAGCGTGGAAGCATAAACCGTTTATTGGTTGAATTGGCAATTGCCACATCAATTCCAATGAGGGAATGGGAAAGCGCAGAACAGATTTTGACCGCAGTTGAAATTTTGGAGGAACAAAATGGCAAATGATTCAGTCACTTATGATAAGGCGCAATTGCGTGGAATTATTAAAGCCACAAAAGCAATGAGTGATGAAGCAGTTGCGCAGGCCAAAAAACAATCAGGCGCATTGGTTTCATATCTGCGTGGCAAAATCATTGATGCATCTAGTTTCACAAATAATCGGGCGGATGATCGCATTGCTGAGGGTTCAGTAGTCAGCAAATCATCAAAAATTGGTGAATTAAACATTGGATTTGCAAGGCAAAAATTTAGCGGTGGCGGCACAACCCAACAATTGTGGCCTGGATATGAATTTGGATCAAATAAATTTAAACAATTCCCCAGTTGGTCGGGAAAATTTGGCAAAGGATCACGGGGCTGGTTTATTTATCCAACCCTAAGAAAAGAGCAGCCCTATATTATTGATCAGTGGGAATCTGCATTTAGCAAAATTGTAAAGGAGTGGTGAAATGGCAACAGGCTCACGCACTTTAAAATTATCAATTCTTGCCGAAACAAAACAACTGACTGATGGTTTAAAATCAGCGGAAAAAGATGTGCAAGGTTTTGGCGACAAAATGGGAGATATTGGCAAAAAAGTTGGCGCAGCATTTGCATTGGCAGCCGCAGCCGCAGCCGCTTATGCAATCAAAATTGGAATTGATGGGGTTAAATCCGCAATTGAGGATGAAGCGGCACAATTAAGATTGGCAAGCGCATTAAAAAATGCAACTGGTGCAACTGATGCGCAAATAAAAGCCACTGAGGATTATATTTCAAAAATGCAATTGGCAACTGGTGTCAGTGATACAGATTTGCGAGCATCAATGCAACGCTTATCACTTAGCACCAAGGATGTTGGATCATCTCAAAAATTATTAAATTTGGCATTGGATGTTTCAAAGGGTAGTGGAAAAGATTTGGCGACCGTGACTGAAGCCCTGGCAAAAGCCTATGAAGGCCAGGATGCAAAATTGGGCAAATTGGGAATTGGTTTATCCGCAGCCGATTTAAAAGCAATGGATTTCACACAAACACAAATTGCATTAAGTAACTTATACGGTGGTGCCGCAGCAAAAAATGCTGAAACATTTCAAGGGCGCATTGATCGGTTAAAACAGGCATTTGATGAAGGCAAAGAAGCAATTGGTGCAAGATTGCTGCCAATCATTGAGCGTTTGATTGGTTATGTTTTTGAATATGGCGTGCCAATTATTAACAAATTTAAAGATGCTTGGGATGTTGTTAAAACTGCAATTGATAACAACAAGGAGAATTTTCAGGAATTTCTTGATTTGCTTCAAACTTATGTTTTGCCAGCATTGAAAACAATATTTGGATTTTTGATTGATGTTGGTGCCAAGGTTGCATCAGCAATGATTAGCGCATTTGGCACAATATTGGGAGCAATCACGCCAATAATAAATTTCATAATAGATTCCATCAATTTGGTAATTCGGGGAATCAATTTGATCAAACCTGGATCAGACATTGGTTATTTGAACAAAATTGGTCAGCCATCATCAAATTTCACATACAATCAAGGCAATCCAATGGCTGGATCAAATACCCCAACAACAATCCCAACACCAACAATCACATCAGATTTCAGCCCAGTATCGGGTGGAGCCGCTGGCATTCCTGGCAAAATCACACCAATTGGAAATGTTATCAATCCCCAACAAATATTTTCATCACAACAGATTTCAGCCGATTTAAGCATTC